GATGCCGTCTGTTGCGCAGATGGCGGCAGAGGCAGATGTTGAGGTTGCGCACATGCAGACGCTGCTAGCCCGGAACGCCTGGCATCGCAGCCTCGATGCCTTAGTAAGTGAGACGGGTAGTCCGATCTTGGAGCTTATCCCTGACACCGATTCGATGGATAGGCAGAAGGACTGCATGGAGAAGGACGAGAAACAGGCGATGTTCCAAATCGCCCTTGCCTGCCTAACTGAAGGCGAACTGCTTACGATCCAGCGCAGATATGGGCTTAATGGCGGCGAACCGATGTCACTATCGAGCATCGCAGCTGAGGACAATGTTTCAAGAGAACGCATCAGGCAGCGCATCGAAGCTGCACACCTTAAAATGCGTCTGCGTTTGAAATCAGTGAGGCTTGTATGACTAAGCTTATTGGGCTTTATTCTCCTGCGCCTCGTAGCGGTAAGACGGCGGTTAGTCATGCGCTGGAACGCAGCGTGTTTGTGCGGGTGCCCTTCGCAGAGCCATTGAAAGAAATGGTGTTTCCGCTGCTTGTAAGTATTGGCTACACGCCGGAACAGGCTGCGCAGCGGCTTTATTCCGACAAGGAGCTTGTGCTCGACCACTTAGGGGTGAGTACGCGCCACCTGCTGCAGACCTTGGGTACGGAGTGGGGAAGAACTTGCGTAGCGCCTGATGTGTGGCTGCGTGTATGGCAAGCACGCATTAAGCGGCACGAGTACATTGTTGTGGACGACGTAAGGTTTGAGAACGAAGCAGAGCTAATCCGCAGCTTAGGGGGTGAGATGTGGAAGATTACTCGTAAAGGGATGGTTAATACGCATACGCACGCCTCGGAGGGAAGCCTAGATGATTGGCCCCATTTTGCGCGTTATATTGTGAACGATGGAACATTAGAGCAACTGCTTCATGCCGTCTCTCAGATACCACTCGGGCAGGATGGTGCTGATCCCCCAGGCTGAGGGGTGGATGCTGCGGCTGCGGACGAAGCAGGGCGTACTGGAGCTGCCTTTGCGTGGTACGGAACTGGAGACGGCACTTATGGAGGCCGAGCAGCTCTACGCCGATGCCTTGGTGGCGACAAACGGAAAGACGCGCTGCCAGCAGTGCATCCACTGGCAGTTCGTCGAGGGATCGTGCGGCCTGGGCTTTCCCGAGGGCAAGCGCAGCGGCGGCAAGCACGCTAAGGATTGTGTGGCGTTTTGGCTTGATAAGTAGCGCGGCGGACACCGTGCGACTAAGCGCTAAGCGGCGCAGCTTAGTGGCACAGCTTAGCGGCGCGGCTTAGTGGCCTAGGTCGCGTAGGAGGTCGGCGGCCCACTCGTAGTGCTCTTCGGTCGGGGCAGCAGGGCCGGGCTCTGCCCTTAGTAGGGCCATTTCGACCTCCATGCTGCGTATGCGCCCTAGGAGGTTGTCAATAAGCGCACTGCGGTGATACCAGTCAACAATCAGCTTGTCTATTAGGGTTGAAAGTTCGTCGCGGCTTAGCTTGGCGGCGGTGCGGCGGTCCAGCTCCAAGCGCAGCTGTGTCTGCAGATCGAGCTGTGGCACAAGCCAGTGCATCGAAGGCACGGCAGCATCTTCACTGGCCATAGCAATACTGTGAACACGAAGGCTTAGCTCTTATGCTAAGGCAATGGGCTTACCTCGTCTACAACGCATAGATGGCGCTGCTGCGCCGGTGTGGCGTGTGAGCTACGTGGGGATGGAACGCGACTTCGTGGAGGATTGGAAAGCCGTTGAGTTCTACCAGCACCTACTTAATCGTCCAACCAATCCTGAATCCTTGCTGCGCGTGCTGCGGTCCAGGTCGATTGAGCGGTAAACCAGTCGTGCCAGTTCTCGCTGCCCTTGCTGCGGTTACAGGCACAACAGGCCGGCACTAGGTTGCTTACAACGGTGTTGCCACCTTTGTGGCGTGGCTTAACGTGATCTAGCGTGTCGGCCGCGGCATCGCAGTAGGCGCAGCAGTGCTGCCATGCCTCAAAAATTTGCTGCCTAAACCGTTGCTTAGCGGAGCGCTTGGGAACGAGAGATGTGCCATCAATCTGATGATCCACGCAACTCCGGGATGGGTAGGACGTTGACCGAAAGACCTAAGATGTGGTCGTTCGATGGCGCTAATTCCGTAAGCCTGGAGGCGAAGTCATCACTTACGTTTCCGGGGTTGTCGTCTTCGCTTTCGACGACGATTGTGTACTCGATCTCTAAGACGTACTGTCTCACGCCGCGTGACTTACAAGCATGGCCCAGCCGGTACCGGGACCATCTACCTCCCAACGGCGCAGCCAGTTTTTACGGCTGTAGGCGATTCCGGCACCTTTGGTGTTGTTGAGGTAGCCACCGTTAATCAGATCAGCTTCGCCGTTCGGGTCGTTGTGGATGTAGGCGCCGCTGGTTGCTCCGATGACTACGGACCAGTGGCCGCCGCCGGTGGGTGCGCCGACAGGCCCCTTGTGCAGCCAGCCCACCATCACGGGGCGTCCTGCCTCTAATTCGGTGTCAATTACAGCGGGATTACAGTTGGTGCGCAGCCGCGCGTTAAGTCCCAGCGATTGCAGCGCCTTGATCTGCGCTTGCGCGTCGGTGGTGTCGCCGAAGCGGGCGCGGATCTTGTTGTAGGCATCGTCGCCGCTCACCTTGCCATAGAAGCGGGCCACCATGGCAGCGCTACTGCTGAAACATTCGCGGTAGCCGGTGCCTGAGCGGTTGTCGTTCTGCGCCTCATAAGGAACGCGCAACAAAATGCCCTGCTGCTGCAGTTGCGGGCTTCTTTTTTGCCACAGTGCCCCTTCGGCCTTACGTCGGCGCAGTAGGCCGGCTTCGACATTCGTACCAGGGTTGCGGTAAAGCAGCAGTGCCGCTGGTACGGCAGCGAAGTCCTTGTCGCGCAGCGCTGCGCTGATGGTGTCGAACCCGGGCTTACCGTAAAAGTCGGCGCCTAGGTTGTAGGCGAAACTTACAAGTGCGCAGCGTTGTGGGTCGCCTAAGGCGTTCCAGGTTGGGATGGTGGAGCGGAGGCGTTCGGCGATGCGGTCCACCTCAAGGCGGAGCAGCATATCGGCTTCGATTACGTTGATCTTGTCGCCGCGCTTTACGGGGTCGCCAGCGCCATAGCGCGTTGTGCCATAACCGATCGTCCACGGATCGCCGCCGCTAAGCGGATCAGGATAGGCGCTAAGGTGGCAGCCTTCAAACTCCTTGATCAGCTCAATCGCTGCGGCCAGGTCGGTCTGCTTGCCTGGGACGCTCCAAGTCTTGAACCACGGCTGATCGCGGCTTAGCAGGTGAGGAGCGCGTTTATTTATTGCTGCCTCCAATTCGCTTATGGAAGCCATCTGATGCGGAAGGCCGCGATAGAACTTAAACAGATCGCTTAGGCGTATGGGTTGGGAACTCATGGGCGTTGCATGTGTTGAGGCGCCGGCTGCCGGTAGTTGAAGGCGCTTTTGATTTCGGTCCAGATAATCGGGCTGAGCATCGCTGCAACCACTGCGAGGATGATGACTTGAGCCATGCGCGTCTCAAGACGGCCGACACGAGCGCCCAAGCTGCTGCGCTCCCCTTTGTCGCTTATGGCGGCATCCAGCAACTGTTTCAGCTGGCCCTCCAGAACGCCGATGGCGCGGAGGATCTCGCCGTGCGATGGCTCGCCCATTGGCTTAGCGCTTGCTGGATGCGATGCCGCGCAGTGCGGCGAGGATCAGCTGAACCCAGCCATTGGCCTTGACCCAAGGCAGCAGGCTGAGGATTTCGGAGCCGGCCAGCAAGGAAGCCACGATGCCAGTTACTTGCTCGGGAGTAGGGGCGGCCATAAAGGGAGGTGTCGCATAGGCAGCCTAGCCCGCAAGGGTTGCATAGGCTACGGCGCTGCACAGTGGCGACGCTGTGGCGCTGCGCTACGGCTTACCTTGGCCTCGGCGCAACTTACGGCCGTGGCTGGGTTTGCTGTGCTGGCCCTGACCTTGGCGGGTGAGCTTGGGCTTGCCTGGTACGTGCTCGACGCGAGCGGCGCCGGTTTTAGCTTTGACGGCCATAAGTTGCTTCGCTTAGGGGAGGGCGCCTCAGTTCAGCTTAGGCGGCTGCGGCCAGGTGATGTCAAACGGGTTGGGCGCATCAGCCAGGTCGCGCAGGGCCTGGCGGTAGGCGGCCCATGCGTCACGATCGGCGCCGAGGTCGTAGTCGGTGATCTGCGTCCAGTCGCTGGCCTTCAGCAGCTCGATGCGCCGCTGGCGGATCTTGGCGTGCTGCGTTTGCAGCTCATCGAAGCTGTAGGGGCGCACGACGTACTCAAGCGCCTCGCTGTCCCAGTCGATGGTCTCCAGCTTCGGGTTGCACTCAGGGCGCTCGTAAGGGCCGCTGTAACCGGCACGCTCCAGCTCGTCAGGCGTGAAGGTGGCGCGATCTGTGCGGGTGCTGCCGTCCGCAAAGCGGATGCGGTGCGGCAGGGGTGCTGGGGTGGTTTGGTAGTGGGAGTAGAGGGTCATTGGTTGTCAGGGAACGGCGCAGTAGGTGCAGTGAAGTTGGCGGTGTAGCGAGCGACGTTGGTTATCCTGTATTCATCAAAATACCCATCCATGCCGTGTAACGTATACGGATTCCAATCCATGCCAATTCGCACTGCTGTGTTGGAAAGATTGCCTGAATTAGAATAGGTGCCGGTTTGCAGTGTGCCATCCACAAAAATGCGCCAGGTGCCAGCCGCTCGCGTTAGTGCTACGTGAGCCCACGTATTTAGGCTAAGAGTGCCGGTAGTTATTTGAAAGGCATTCAGAAAAAGAAAGATCTGACCTCCTGAATTTACGCCAAGACCAAAACCGGAAGTATCATGGTCATAAGTGCGGCTATCGTAAATCATTCGATAGTTAGCAAAAGAGGCAAACCGCACCCATGCTTCGATTGTAAAATCACTGGTTCCCAATGAACCCAGAGTGCAAGATAGGTAATCACCTGATCCATCAAAGTACCCGCTTGCCCCACCGAACTTGCTTTCGGCTGTACTGATCTGCGCGTTGCCGTTGGCTGTGACAGTGAAAGCGTTAGAGCTGCTGTCCGTGAAAACGGTTGAGCCGTTGCTGCCATCCATGTGCAGCAGCAGTGACACGTCGTTCCAGTACGGATCACCTGTTGTTGGCCAAATCGCCGCACGTCTCGCCACGCTCTGCTCGTTCTGAAACCACAGCCCCGATGCTGTGTGGGTTGTCGGCGTGCGCCTGACGCCCATCAAACCGCCGTTGAAGCCGAGCATCAGCTGATCTCCTCGTAGCTGATGACCAGCTCCAGGTCGCCGGTGGCACTGGCCTGTGCGCGGAGGCTGTGGCCTTCCTCCAGGTAGATGTATGCCTCGCGGGTCACGAGGACTTGGGTGGCGTCAGCTGGCACGGTGATGGTCTTGCCGAGGGCAAACCCCGTCGTGCCGTTGTAATGCTCCAGGCTGATGTCCGCTGCGCTGGTGCCATCCACGTTGGCGCAGTACACCGAGTTGATCTTCAGCACCTTGCCGCTGCTGGAGGCGTTGCTAAGTGCGGCGGCCATCGTGGTGGTAACCGCATAGCCCACGGTCTTGCCGTAAATGCCTGTGACGGTTGATGGCGACTTGATGTTGGGAGCAGCCATGACGTACTTAGAGGTCCGGCGAGGTCGAGTTGCTCCAGTCTAGCCCTAAAGCGTTGATGATCTCGTCGGGAGTTGCTGCTGCCTCGATAAGCTCTTGGACTTCGGCGTAATGGGTGCGGATGATCGTGCGGGTCGCCTCCGCGGTAGCAGCCCCCGAGCCGGGAATCTGCTTAGCAATAAGCTCATCGTAAGGGGCAAATGCAGCTGCACGCTGCGCTCTACGAAGGTTGTGTCCGATGAGCTTTGCTTTGGGTAAGTCAATCGTGATCATTGTCGGTCTCTTCCTCTACGGGGATTTCGGTGAAGGGTGCGGGGTCCGTACTGAACCAAGGTAAGGGTGATTCGGGTGATTCAGGGGGTGCTAACTGCTCGGTTGCTGCGGCGCGGGCGGCGAACCAGGCATCGGAGCCGATGCCGTAGCCGTCGGGAGCGCTGAAGTCGGCGGTCCAAGCGGCACGGAAGGTGCGATCGGTGGGCAGGTCACTGGCGTCGATCAGCAGATAGGGCGTACCAGCCGGAACGTCCTTGGCGGCCACGTCCTCTAAGGGAAGTTCGCCCGAGGGAATGACGACTGCGATGCCGTCGTCCAGTGGATAGATGATGCGAGCGGTAAGTTGCATGGGGGCTTAGCGGAAGATGGCCACGTTGAGGTAGTCTGTATCCACGTTTGTGTCCGTATTATT